AACTGATGGTTTTAGATATTCAGTTCTTTCTCTCAATTCTTTGGTCATTCCTGTTTTAAAAAACTTATTCTTTAAAACTTTTAATGCCTTTTCTAAATTTTTTTGTTGCTCATCTGATGATGAACCTTTTGCAACTTTGATTTCTAATCTAACAAGCATATTAAGCTAACTCTTCAATTATTTCTCTTATTAAATGTTGAGTCTTACACCATTCTCCACACACATCAGTTCCGATTGATTCGTTTAATTGATGCTTTACCGATTCATTCAATGATTCCATAAACGCACCTTGTGTAGATGGATTAGAAACGAAATCCCAACCGATTAATTCAAAATCTTCACCAACTTTAACTTTATTACCACCCATAGATTCTACTGAACCCATTCCTCTTGATGAGATTCCTAAACGAATACCAGCTCTTAATAATTCTTTAAGGATATTCCCAGATGGTGTTGGTAGAATTTCAACAACCCCTACTACATCATTACCATCCCAATTACACTCTCTAATATTATGAGATACATTTTTAAGAGAAACTACTGAAGATTCCGGATGGTCTAATTCACCCAAAGCTCTTTTTTCAGTAATAAGTTGTTGGTATTTCTTAACTTCTCTTTCTAAAATTTCTTTTGGATATACTCTACCATTTTGGTTCTGTGCATCCGCTCTTTGCAATACACCTTTAACCAAAACTACTCCATTTTCGTCTTCGTTAAGTTTCCCCTCAAATAATCTAGTTTCTATTAAAAGTGATTTCATTCTTTTTACTTTAGTTTAATAATCCGATTGCAATATCCTTAACTTCTCTTTCTGCACCAGCTGCATATTTCTTATTTACAACCGCAATAATATTTCCAGATACAGGAATCATATACATTGGAATCATTTCAGTTGCAAATGTATATTTAATTCCTGCTTTTTTTAATTCAGCACCAACTCCCATAAATGAAGATGCATTTTTTACTGCTCCTTCAATTTTATCTAAATCAGCATCATATCTACCTTCTGAAATAGTTGATTCGTTTGGATATGCTTTATCAACTGCATTAAAAAATTCTTTTTTCTTCTCATCTGAATCTAATTCTGCTGGAGAATTAATTCCAAACTTATCCATTACTCCTTTGAAAACTTTTTGATACTGAGTCATTTCTTCTTCAGTCATTTCCATTTTAGTTCTCAATTTATTAAGAGAAGAAGCCAAATTCATTTTATCTAAACCAATTGCATCTATTACTCTAGCTATAATTTGTAATTTTTGTTGGTTATTCATCTTAGCATCTCTCATTCTATCAGTAGCCTGATCAAGTTTAGATGCCACCGATGTTGGAACAGTTGCAGTATTAACATCGGTTACAGCTTCTTTACGGATTTCTTTCAATCTCTCAGAAACACCTTGCCATGCTTTTTCAACTTTATTGAAAAAATCTTTCTTTTCTTCATCAGACTGGAAATCAGCAGGTGAACTTACATTATGCTTCTTAAGCATCGCTTGGAAAAAGGATTGATAATCCTTTTCTTCTTGAAGAACTTCTCCAACTAATGCTTTCAATTGTTCTTTAGTTATTTTCATATAAATTACTTTTTCAGATAGGTTATATTTTTACCAATATTCGATAACCTTTCTCTTATTCTATAAATATGGTGATTAGTTCTTTTCCAAAAATTTTCACCTTTCATAGCATTTTCTCTTTTAATTCTACCATACCACTCCAAAAACTTTTCGATTTCATCTAATTTTTTACGAGTCTCTCTTATACCCAATCCTATTTTTTGGTTTGGGGTTAAGGTCTGGTCTAATCTAAGTTTATGTAATCTATTTTCAGTTAAAGATGTGTATCCAGTAAGGGAAGCCATTCTCTTAACATAATCAGATGTATGTTTACCATCTTTAGAGAAAGCTCTAGGAGTATCATAACCAGCAACATCTCCTGTTGTAGTTACTTCTTTTTTTAACTCCTCCTCTTCTTCTCTAAGTTCGGAAAGTATTTCTTTAATTTTATTTTTTAATGCTTCTAGTTGATTTGACATTTCTAATTTCCTTTAACAATTCATATGTAAGCATTAAAACCGAAACTTGTTTCTCACTGTTTTCTTTCATAAATTTATCAGATTTGAATAATTTAATCATCTCGGAAATTTTGATTTTTGTTACTTTATCAGTAATATCTTTTGATTCCGATACTAAATGTGATAAAACTTTCTTAGTTTCTTCTCCAATAAATTTAGAAAAAGTGGAAGTATTTGAAACATTATTGATGAATTCTCTTAAAAGACCTTTTTGAGAATCATCCAAATTAGAATATTTGTTATTGAAATTTTCAATTAATAATTTATATGTAAGTAATCTTAAATCTTCAGATTGTTTTTTGAATTCCTCGTATAATTTATCCTGAGGTTTGTTTACAGGTCTAACATTTGTAATATGCTCTAAAATGGTATTATTAGATTCAATAAAATCTCTAATCTCAACCTTTCTACCCTGAGTTTTACTTTCAAATACTTTGTATATTGAAGCTAATAATTTGTAATTTTGTAAATTAGATGAAAGGAATTTATCCAATTCATACGATTCTTTGATTGTTTTAATAAGGTTATACTTTTCCTTAGCCAATTTAGATTCATCTAATTTCTTCCTTTCTTCGATTACTTCTTGAAGGAATAACTTAGCATCATCATTGTTAGAGAATCTTTCTTTAACAATCCAATTGTATAATTTAAGTTCTTTAGCTAACTCTTTTCTAGAGTTAAAAAATTCCTTAATAATCTTTTCTGATAGGTTTTTAGTTGAATTGGACAATACTTCTTGCGTAATTTGTTTTACCAATAATTCAAATAAAATAGCCGTATTTTTAAACTTTGAGTGTTTAACTTTCATTACAAACGTCTGTTTTGTCTATTATATATGTAAATATTTACATAATATAAATATTAAATAACTTACGATTACCTAAATTTTAGATATCGTTCAAAATATTTTTATCATCTAAAAGAGAACCCGTATCATCATTTTGTGTTTCGATATCCTCATTTAGAACCTTTTTACCATTCTTTTTATCATAACGGGCCTGAATCTTTTTTCTAATCGCATCTTTTAAAAATCTTTCTTTTTGAGAAACATCTTTTAATTTGGATGCCAACCTCTCTTTTCTAGATTCTCTTCCGAAGTTACGAGTAATATCATCTTTACCCAATGGGTCTCTCCCAAACGCATTTTCATCAGTTCCTTTATCACCTGTCATAGGAGGTCTGCCACCTTCTTTTCCATTCTCTGCTGAAGTTTCAGCTTTATCTTTTACAACTGGCTCTCCTTCTGCTACAACTGGCTCTCCTTCTGCAGGCGGTTGTTCGGTCGGTTGTTGTTCTTCTCCCCCCATCGATGGTTGCTCTTCTTGTGGCTGCCCCTCTTGTGGTTGTTCTTCGTATGGATCAACACCTTCATTTTCTATTTTAGTTAATCTATTCAAATCAAATGTATCAATTACAACATCTTCTTTATTTTCCGCAATTTCTTCATCGGATAATTTGAATATGTTTTTATAAATCCAATCGTTTGAAATCATCTTTAACGCTTTCATATCAGTTGCTAATCTCACTTTTTCAGTCCATAAGTTGATTTTTTCCTGCTCATAAATAGTAGATGGGTTGGTTAGTTCTAGTGAAAAATCCACTACATCACTACCTTCGAATCCATTAGCAATTAAATGTGCAATTGCAACCTGAGTTAATTCTGATACCACTACTCTTTGAATTCTCTCAATAGTTCTAGCAAAACGAATATCTTCGGCTGCCAAAGTAGCCTTACCATTGATATCCTCTTCATATCCTAAGAAAGCCTTTGGAACTTTAAGTGCTGCAAATAATTTAGCCTTTAAATAATCAATATCTTCAATTGCCGCATAATTTAATCCACTTAATGTATCTATTTGAGTTCCACTATCACCACCTCTAACTGGCATAAAGAAGTCTTCGGTGATATTCATCATATTATATTTTAAGTTATAATCTCCAGTCTTTTGATCTTGGAATGGAGTTTTCTTAATCTTATTTATAATCTTCTGCATATAGTTATCAACCTCTTGAGGAGGAATATTACCTATATCAATTTTGAATATTCTTTTTTCAGGTGCTCTCATAATACGATGTATCATCATCGCATCTTCCATCAATGTGATTTGCTTCCATAATCTTCTACCATTTTCAACCATAGATTTACCATAAGGTAGATAGTTAGTATCAGAATACAAACGGAAGTGAGCCATCTCATAATTATCATACTCCTTCTTACCTAAATAATCAGGATCAACTGTGAATTTTATTCCAGTTTCATGTCTATTGATTCTAGATGGGTCATGTGGATTTTCAGTTCTTATGGTATGATATACCGATTGAGGGAATACGTTTACCACACCCTCACCCTCTACTATTTCTAATACTAAAAATTGGTCTCCATATTTACAAAGGTTTCTAACCCACGGCCACAAATTAAATTCTATGTTCATAATATCATAGAATAAATTATGGAGTACTTCTTTAACATTTTGGTTAGATGTTTTAATTGTTAATACATCACCAAATTCATTTTTTGTAGTAGATTCATCTGCGTAAATGTCTAGTGCAGATGCGATGATTGGGTCTTGATCCATTGCATCGTAATCTAAAAATAACTCTCTTCTAATTGTCTGATAAGAAAGTTGTGTTTGTAATGCGTTGTATTGATACCCCGTTTGTAATTTATAAAATCTATCCTTTATTGATTTAAGGTTAGATTGAGATTGACTTTGTTCGGTATCTACAACTTTCGTTTTTCCATCTTCTCTCTTAATGATAACATTAGTAGAGAATAATTTTCTCATTCTTTCGAAAAACGAATTATTTGTGTTTTCTGCCATTTTAATTTTTATTTATCTCAATAATTCTAATAATCAAATTACCGTTTCCTTTAATAACTCTATGAAATTTATGGTTTTCTATTTGAATTTCACTTCCTTCTTTTAACTCCAAAGGTAATTCATCATCAAATTGAATTTTCCAATCCTTTCCTCCCAAAACCAAAATTTTCCTATCCCACTCATCCTGATGCCACATCAGTTCCCTTTCATCAACCTCTTCCTTAAAAACCCTATATCTTTTCGTATTATTCAAAAAAATATCATAATACTTCTCATTTATCATACGAATATACGAATAATTATTTAATTTACCAATATCTGTAAGCCGGTTCTGATAACCCTAATTGTTTAGCGTATTTCGGTAGGTTACACGCCCACCATCTCGCAGATGTTTTATCCTTTTCGGTATCACAATTGTGTCTAGCTGCAAATGCTTTACTTGCTTCCAAATCGTTTATTTTAACCTTTAATCCAGTTGTATCACCCCAAGTCACTTTTTTTACACTATCTCCATCCTTCACATAAACATAGAATTTTTTAGGCCCACCTTTTTTAGGTTTGTTCAATTCCACATCTTCTCCCTGATGTTCAGCTTCTAAAATAGGAAAATCTAACCAAACTTCTTTACCTTCAAAAATTGCTTTTTCGCCTAAATCAGTTTCTTTGATAAACCACTTATCTTGAGCATTTTCTAAAACTAATTTATTCTCTTTATAAAGTTCTCTCGCACTTTTAAACATTTCAAAGTACTTAGATGAACCATATCTATAAATTGATTCGTGAATAGGTGTACCAACATTTAAATGGTATCTTAATCCTTCATTTATTGTTTCAATATTTTCTACTAAGATTTTCATACATATAAATATTAGAAGAGCCATCTTATATCTTCGTTTCCATCACCAATATTCATTTCATATGGATTTCCCCTCATTCTTTCATTAGCAGAACCCATAGAAAACCCAGTTGTAGAAATAGAATTGATTGCAACTTTCGCTAAATCCATTCTTTCTTGCCTTAAACGAAGTGCAGTATCCCTCACCCATAATCCAATTGAAAACGACATTACCAAGTCATCGTTATAACCTCTCATAGCTTCAGCTCTATTTGTTAGCCATATAAAGGTAAACAACTCATCAATTAATCTTAAGGACTGAACCACTACCTCTTTATTTCTGAAATACTCATCTAATTTGGATATAATCAATGGTCTGGTTTTAGCAGATGTAGTGAACCCAGCAACCTGTCTTCTTTCTTCTGCATTAAATTTATTTGTATATTGTTTTTCAATATCAATGTATTTGTAATCTTGAGTTTGGTAATAAAGGTTTTGATAATTTCTATCTATGATTTGTTGAATAACCGCCCAACCAATATTTGCATTTTCCACTACTAAAAGTGCGTTGTTCCATTCAGTTCCAACTGCAACTAAGAAATTACCATAATCCTTAGTTTCCATTTTACCTCTATATTCTGCAACCTGAACATTATTCTCTATATCAAATACATGAAAAGCAGAATAGTCTGAACCATCACCTCTCGCCACGTCGGCCGCTATCATATAAGATTTATTATAATCTGGATATTCCCATTTCCAATAGTTTCCATCAAACCCACTCTTTTCAATTGGGTCTTTAACAAAAGTTTCCTTATACCACATTAAAAGTTCAGGAGCAATTACCGTATCACCGGAAGATATAAAGTCGCAATCACACTCTTGTGCCGCCAATTTATCTCCCAATACTTTTGTTTGTTCATCTCTCCATCTTTGGTCTCTTTCTGGATGAACTGTCCAATGTAAATAGATTGGGTTAAATTCATTTGTTTGTTCTTCGGCTCCAACCCATTGTTGGTGAAACCAGTTACCCACGCCATTAGGAGTAGAAAGTGCTATACAACTACCACCCGTTGATAGAGCAGGAGTTGCTGATGCCCAAATCTCATTGATATCCGGTACGAAAGCCGCCTCATCCACTACTAATAGGGATAGGGCTTCAGAACGACCTGCATCTGGAGAAGATGGAATTGCTTTTACTTGTGAACCATTTACTAATCTTAATGATAGTTTGTTATCTTCCTGTGTTGCTACCTTTAACCAACTAGGTAAGTTATCATACATAACCCTCACCTTAGTTACTAAGTTCTTAGCAACCTCTTGTTTAATCGCAATAACAAGTACGTTATAATCTTGATTGAATATCATCTTCCACAAAGAGTAACCAGCCGTTAATGTGGAGATACCCGTTTGACGGGATTTTAGAACTATATTGTATCTATGTTCTTTAAATTCGCGAAGTGTTTTTTCCTGATAAGGAAACAATTCAAACCTCAACTTACCTTTAGTAGGATGTTGAATTTTACAATACTTTCGCATGAAATAAACGGGGTCAGCCGCACATTTCTTATATTCTTCTTTGATTACATCCTTTAATGATAATCCTTTATCTTGCATCAAAAATTTTATTTAGTATTGGATTGTCGATTTCTTTTAATTTATTTTCATAAATAACTATATCCTCTTCTAATTCTACCAATCCTTTATCTATATTTGCTATTTCCAATTCCATATCCGCCTTCATCTCATCCATTGGTTTCGGTAAATGCCAAATTTCAATTCTACCATCTTCCAATACTTGCTCATAGTGTGGCTTCAATTCCCTGATGCCATCTTCTATCATAGCTCTAGCTTCCTTAGCACTTGCAATAGCCCTTCTAAATAACCTAAAATTTTTATATTCTTCAAATACTCCCAACTTTTGAGCCTCTGAATCCATTTCAACATTACAATCTACACAAAATCCGGATTGAGATATTAATATCTTATCAGTTGAACCATATTGTTCTTTTTTACAACTATGATTCAAACAATTTTCTTTTTCTCTTAAAAATTCTCTTGCTGATTGAAATGCTTCGTGATTCTTTCCGGTTTTTAAAACAAATCCTTCTTTTTGTTCGTATTGGTAAAATTCATCTTCCCACTTTTCACCAATTTCTCTCTTTACCTTAGATTCAGTTTTTTCGTATCCGAACTTCTTATTTGGGTCTTCCCCTCTGAATACATAATCCACCAATTCTCGGCGGGTTTTATGCATTAGGTTCTTTTTAAATTCCTTTGCCATAACCATTGTATATATTTATATATATAAAAATAAATTTGATTAAGATACTTTTTTAACCTCTATCTTAATTTTAGGAGTATATCCTTCCGGTAGATTTACCTTAATTCCCTCAAATGATTCTACTTTATTTTCAAAATAGTGAAGCTGAAATATCTTATCAGTTAAATTTAACACCAACTGAGATGAAGTGCTCATTTTTTTAGTATCCCTCTTCATATTAAGAGGAGAATCATTTTTATAAAAATTCTTTCTCATTAATGGAGCGATTAGATTCCAATCATCCGCTTTATCCATTTGCTTTTCAGCACTTATCTTTCTTACAATTGAACTCTTATAATCAGGCCCATCGGTATATCCCGCATCAGTATAATAATGTCCATGATTAGTTCTAACTGAAGGATTTTCTCTGTTTATTAAATCAATTTTAGGATTGTGCTTAGAAGTTGTTTCAATTGATATTGTAGTTTTAGGGGATGATACAAATGTATGCCCTTTGATTCCACCTTCATATTGAACTGCATATCTAATTGCCTCTTTTAGGTTAGATGAACCCAATGCTTTTCTTATCTTTGCCCCATCCTTAGATGGTTTACCTTTTTTCTTTACTATCTTCTTCTCTTCTTCATCATAACCAACCATCAAAGCGGTATTAACTATTCCTATACCATACTCATTCATACCTTCGCTCCAATCAGTTATAATATCATGAAGGTAAACTACCTCTACCCCATCTATAAGGGTATGAACAATCTCCAATTGAGGATTGTATGCTCTATCTCTATTTTTGGCAAGTATGAATTTATCACCAATTTCTTTGGATACAATTATACACTCTCCTAATATAATTTTATCAAACAATTTATTCTAATTTTATATTGTATAAATATTTGGAATTGGAACAATTAAATGAATACTTCGGTTTTATCGAAATGATTTTTTAATATTTTTTCAAAACTATCTTCAGAATACACTACATCAAATAAAAAAGCTACCCTTGTCGTATCACCATTATTTACAATGGTATGTTCAATTTTCTGAGAATCGAACCAATGAACCTTTCCATCTAAAAATCTCATTTGGTGTTCTATATCATCAATTTTAAAATGATTAATACAACTTTCATTTGAAGCCATTGGAAAAATAAACCTTCTATAATGAGAGCCACCGTCTTTATGCCAATGTAACCCACCTGAAGGGTGAGCGAAGAAAAGATAAATATTTTCAAATTTCACATCTTCAAAAATTGACAAAACATTTTGATTGAAATATTTTAATCTACTAAACTTAGTAACATCTGTATCAAAACTTTCCATTTTTAAATTATCATTTGATACTGATGAAGTGTCGTAATATAAATTAATTTCATTAATTAACTCATTCGTATCAAAACTTAATTTGGACGTATATAATTCCATTATCTACTAAATGTGAATATTCCTAAAATTTGGTTTAATGGTGCAAATGCCCCAGTCAATTTATATGTGTTACCTTTATAATTGAAAACTATACCCTCATTTGGGACAATTTTTTCGAATCCGCCCAAAGCCTCTATTCTAGCTAATTCAATTTCCAATTTATCTAAATTTTTAGCATCACCGGTAGCCTTAATTGAGTTTATTGCTGTTTCCAATCTACCCACCATTTGTTGTTTAGCCGCATCTGGATTAACAGTCAATACCGAAGTCATAAATGATAATACCTCTGCTCCAACTCCTAAAAATATAGTTTCAAATTTAAGAAGATTTTCTTTTGTTATTTTTTGTTGATCCTGTTTTTCTATCTTTTCAGCCCACTCTCTGTTCTTATCATCTTTAATATCTTTGATTCGGAATCCCTTATCCCCAAACGCCCATCTCTTAACCAATCCAATTTTTTGTTGTTCATCCAGCCCACTGGTGTTTTTTTCAATGAATTGTTTCCACCACGCCTGATGATAATCTGCTACACCATTTTTATCAGTTAATCCAAATTCAGATTGCAATGATTGAATTTTAGATAAGAATATACCTTGTTTCGCTTTAAGGTCTTTATTTACAGGAAGTTTTTGAACCGGAGGCCCTTGAAGTTTAAATTTAGATTGAACATCCGCATTTATCTTTTTAACCATTGATGCTAATTGTGCTCCTGATTCTGAATTTTCTCCTATTGCATTTCCTTCTTCATTATATTCCATAGTTCCATGAAATACTAAAAGAGATTGACCATAAGGTATTACGTTTGTATTTTCAGGATAAATGATTTCACAATTCATAAAACATTTACCATCTTTGAATATCTTCTTTTTACTTGTTTCCGATAATCCTTTAATCGCGGATTCCAAATCTTTAATTGCAAAACTAAATGCATCTGATACCGAACCTCTTCCAGCAAATTTACTAATTACATCTTGCACACTCATTGCATCTTTACCTCTATTTTTAAGATGTGATTTATTACGGGCTGCAACTAATCTACCATTTACCCAACTAACCGCCAAAGCCTGTCCATCGGTTTTTTCTCTTGCCAACTCCAACTTACCACTCAATGCGTTCTTAACAATATTTTTTAAATCACCAAATGTAAGATTCATTTCAATATCAAAGGGATGGTTCATATGTCCATATGCACCACCTTCCAATAATATCGATTCTTTTTTCAAACTTCTTTTCTGAAGAACTAATTGATTTATTTTAGAAAACAAATCTGCAATATCTTTATCTAATTTCTTTTCATCTGCACTCATTGGGGATTCAATATCCACATTAGAATAAAGTTTTTTCTTTTTAGCAACTAAAATATCTACTTGCTTAAGTAAATCGGTTTTAACTTTATCCAAATCTTTTATAATCTCAGAAGAAGTTGCTTCATTAATCCCACATCTTTTAAAAAATTCTTCTCTATCCACATCTATTTCTTCTTCATCAAAATCTTTTAAAGTATTGATTACCATCTTTCTTCTATTATCAATATCTTTAACCTGATTTAATAAATCCACTATCCCATCAATCATTTCCTTTTCATTAGGATTTACACTTTCGTTTCTACTATATTTTGCAGTTTTATCGGTTTTATGATTATTTAATGGTAAATCTTGGTCTTCACTTTTTTCTTTTTCTCTTGAAGATGGGTCTTCATCAACCATTTCCCAATCTGGTAAATGGTTTAAATAATATTCTTGATTATTATAATCATCCCAATCGGGATTCCATTGATATCCAGTTGTGGAATTTAAATCATTAAAGAAGGAAACTCCCGTCATAGATACTTCTCCTAAGTTTTCAATAGATGATAATTTATCATAATATTCCAAATCTTCCCACAAATGATCCATAGCTATTTCAGTTGCAATACGAACACTATTTGTATGTTCCATTTCAACTTTAATGCCCTTTATTAATTTTGGTTTTATATATTCTCTCGCATATTGTTTTGGGTCATAGTATCCCTTTTTATCCCATTTTTTAGCCAAATCAATTAAGGTTTTTCCACTTGATAATCCACCAGGAATTACATCTTCTTTAATTTTTTTCCAACTATCAACTCCCTTTGGTTTTTCAACAGGTTT